CAACAGCAAGCATTTCCATTGTTTATAGGTATTACAAAAGGATTCACACCGTTTAGTACGTTCAGTTCATTTCCGTTTCGGGATGTTAGTTGCTGTGTGCTAGAAAGCACATCTAGGTTTAGACGATTTATATGAGTTATAAGACCTCTATAACAGGGGTCTTTATTATTTTATAAGAGAGGCACATTTATACATGTGGGGTGGTGAATATGGCTAAAGTTGGTAGACCTCCAAAATTGCAAGAACATGATATAGAGGAAATTAAGTTAAAACTAAAGCAATATATTGATGAAACCGACATTCCAATCATTGCAGAATTTGCTTATTTAAACGATGTTGATAGGCGTTACCTATATGAAAGACAAGAATTTTCGACACTATTAAAGAAATGTGTTGACAAAAAGGAATCTGTGCTCGAAAAAGGAACGCTAACAGGTGCTTTAAATCCTGCAATGGCTATCTTTTCACTTAAGCAATTAGGATGGAGAGATAAACAAGAGTTAGAACATTCCGGCGAGACAACTAGTAATGTGAGTTTATCGCTGTTAACTACACAGGAGTTGAAGAACCTTGCTAAAACTAAGCAAAGCTCAACTTGACCATATAGCAGAATTAGCAAGCAGAGAACTTGCAAAGCGTGATTTCTCATACTTTGTTGACTATGATAGCGAGTTCCTTGATAAAGATGGTAAACACTTGGATTTGCTAGATGAAACGCTTGTAAAGGTATCAACAGGCGAATTAAAACGATTGATTGTTACAATGCCTCCTAGACATGGTAAAAGCGAGAGAGTGAGTAAGAAATTCCCTGCATGGCATGTAGGACGCAATCCACAAGATGAAATTATATTAGCCTCTTATTCAGTTGATCTGAGTAGAGGCTTTTCACGTATCGCTAGAGACACACTAACGGCTAATACAGGCGTGTTTAATGTCATAGTGGATAAGAACAATCAATCAGCTGAATCATGGGGAATGGAAGGATATAGAGGCGGTGTGACTGCCGCAGGTGTTGGTGGTGCCATTACTGGTAAGGGTGCACGAATAGCCATCATTGACGATCCAGTTAAGAACTCAGAAGAAGCCAATTCAGAGGTTATACGAGAAAAGATATGGGAATGGTATCAATCTACGCTATACACTCGTTTAACACCCGATGGACGTATTATTGTCGTTATGACACGATGGCATGAAGATGACTTGGTAGGGCGATTACTTAAAAAGGAACGTGAAGACATTGCCAATGGTTCACATGTTGGAGAGCTATGGACAGTCATTAACTTTCCGGCTATCGCTGAGGATGATGATATCTTAGGCAGACACAAAGGCGAAGCGTTATGGTCTGAGTTCGGATTCGATGAGCAACGTATGGAACAGATTAGAAATGATGTAGGACCGTACGTGTTCAATGCCTTGTATCAACAACGTCCTAGCGCAGCAGAGGGAACCATATTTAAGCGTGATTACTTCCAATACTTTGATGTAGAGCGTCATGGGGATGAAGAATACTTCAATGTAGGCGATAAGAAGTGGAGTATTAAGGATTGTTGGGCATTCCAAACGGTTGATACCGCTAACAGCATTAAGACCATTAATGATTACTTTGTAGTGACAACTATATACATGACACCTAACAAGGATATCTTGGTATATGACATATTCAGAACACATATAGAAGGTCCAGACCAGAAGCCATTAATGAAACAGCAATCCAAGCGTTATAGACTACGCTTTCAAGCGATTGAAAATAAGACATTCGGAACTAACCTTATACAAGAATGTTTGAGAGAGGGCATGACAATTCTTTCTGTTGATGTGGATACTGATAAGTTAACAAGAGCTTTGCCTATTGGCGCACGATATGCAAGCGGTAAGGTATATCACAGATCGCATACACCATGGTTAGCTGACTTTGAAGATGAACTGCTAAGCTTTCCAAGGGGTAAACATGACGATCAGGTAGACACCATGAGCATGGCAGGCGAACTCATCCATAGTGGGAGAGCTGACAAGAAGATCCCAGTCAATCCAGACATGTCCGATAGTGCTAGGATACAACGCAACATAGCTAAGATGAGTAAGACTAAGCGAAAGGGAGCGACATTAGCATGATTTTATCCATTCTTCTAATGATGTTAATTGCTTATACAATGTCATTAGCATTCTATTATGACCATAAGAAAGACGATGAATTCGCAAGAGAGCGTAATGAATGGCATTTAGAACGCAAAGAGTTAATAGACCGCATACAGGCTAATAGCTATCAAGAGTATAAGACAGGCGAGATTCGTATGGAGAAGGTAAAGAAGAAGGAACCAGACAAACGAGAGGATGTAGTGGAACTGTTATGAGTATAGATGATGTTAGATTAGAATCTTATAAACATTATCTAAAGAAAACTAAAACAACGATTGAATGTGGATTATGTCTTAAAGACTTGAATGACAATACAGAAGATATACAGATTAAACTATCCATAAAAAACAATGGCATACATGTTCATTGCGGATGGTGCGGAACGCAATCCATTATAAAAGTATAAGGAGCTAACACATGAAACTATTTAAATTAACGGTTGGACTTATCGAAAAGTATGGTGTCGCTGAAAGCGAACAGGATATGTATGAACGCCGGACAGAGGTTGACTATTCCTTCGATTACCTGCCAGTCATTGTTGAAGAGATTGTTGTCGATGGTTATGACATTGTAGCCAATCCGCTTGCATTAGCCGGAGAAGATAAGCCAAAGAGAGGGAGACCGAGAGAACAATGATTAAATTCGTTGAGACTAAGTTGACTAATGATCTTCCTTATTCTTTCAACATTAATCGATTGATTGCTTTCTATCCCTATGAAGTGAACAAAGGTGACATTCAAGGATTAGTACTTCATTTAAACGACAACCGTACATGTGTTGTGCAAATGAGTTATGACGAGTTAAAAGAAATCATAGGAGATGATAATTATGCCGTTAAAGTCCGGCAAGAGTCAGAAAGTGATATCTGAAAATATTAGGAAAGAAGTAAAAGCGGGGCATCCAGTTAAGCAAGCAGTAGCGATTGCCTACTCAAAAGCAGGTCTTAGTAGGAAAAAAGGGAAGTGATAGCATGGCAAAGGTAACAACAAGAGGCGCACCTAATACGCAAGTAGACGGCTATCAGCAAGCCAAGACGGAAACGGATTGGGTAGGCATTGTAGAAGCACGTATACAAGAGTCTACGAACTGGGTTGAACGTAGGCAAATGATGGTTAATCTTAACTATTATGTGGGCAATCAATGGATTACATGGGATCGAAACAGCAACATGGTAGTAGCAGCACCCAATGAAGGGAATCAAGAGCGTATCGCTTATAACAAGGTTCGCTCTAAAATCCTAGCCAAGATTGCGAAACAGACTAAAAATAGGATTAAATATGATGTTGTGCCGGATACGAATACCGATGAACGCATAGATACTGCTAAGGCTGCGACAAAGTACCTGCATGTATGGTGGGATGAGCAGGAAATGGATAGAAAGACACGTGATATCTTCCTTAACAACAATGTTAAAGGATGGTGTGTGTTAAAAATCTATTTCGATCCTGAACGTGGTCATGACATTACGCCGGATGAAGAAGAAGAAAAAGTATATACTGGTCAAATTGTTGCAACAATTGAAGACCCATTGACTATATATATTGATCCATCCTCTACGAATGATGAAGAAGTACGATGGTGGGTAAGTGAGAAGCCTAGAGACTTGGACTACATATTTGAAAAGTATGGTGTCGAAGTGTCAGCCGATCCGAATATCAACTATTATTCCAATTATGATGTGACAAGCGTTAATAATACGAATGGCACAACAACAGGAACACTTAAAAAGAATAAAAACATGGCTATGGTGCGTGAATTATGGATTAATCCATGCCCTAAGTATCCAAACGGATTTAAAGTCACCACAACCATGAATACTTACCTAGATAGTGACAATAATGCAGGTCGTGCGCCTTACTTTATATTCGGTGATATGCCAATACCCGGTTCTGTAAAGTATCAAGCAGCCCTACAGGACGCTATTCCTGTACAAAGAGAGCTAAACATTGCTAAGACCATGGAAGCAACACACATGAAACGCATGGGTAATAGCATATGGACAATTGGTATGGGTTCAGATGTTGATGAGGAAATGTTGACAAACGAAGAATCACAAATACTCTACTATAATACTGAAGTAGGTAGACCCGAACGTGTTGCGCCTAATGATTTACCGTCTTTTTATGACCGTATTATTCAACAGGATTTAGCCGATTTGGAAGATATGTTTGGTACAAGAGAGATTACTCAGCAATCATTGCCTAGCGGTCTCGATACGGCTAGCGGTCTACACCTCATGGTAGAGCAGGAGAACGAGAAGTTAACCGTTACTATGTTCAACTACGAACAGGGCATGAAGAAAGCCTTAAAACGAGTCCTACAGCTTATGCAGAAGCATTACACGGAAGAAAGACAAGGTAAGATACTTGGTCCTGATAATGAAATTGAAGTAATCAGCTTTACAGGATCAGATTTAACAGGTGAAGAAGACATTACCATTGTACAGGGTTCTAGCTTGCCTGAGATGAAGTCAGCGCAAGAGGATAGAATCATGACATTATGGAAGATGAACGCCATTGTGGGCAGTAATGGTATGCCTGATGCGAATCTATTCCTTAAACTCATGGGTATGGGTTCATCTTCTGCTATCTTCGAACAACATTTGTTAGACGAAAACAAGTCAAAGATGGAAAATCGTTACTTTGAAGGTATGCAAGATGGCGATAATGCCGATGAAGCTAAGGCATATAGTCAGCAGTTGCAGCAATTCACACAACAAATGATGATGTTACAACAACAGCAACAACAGCAACAAGGTATGCAAGGTCAACCGCCTATGCAACTACCACCACCAACACCGCCTAGCGACATGCCAGAGGTAAGAGACTTTCAAGATCATAACATCCATATCTATCAGCATAATACGTTCCGTAAATCGTCAGCTTATGACAAGTTATCGAAGGATTTACAGAAGGTTGTCGATGACCATATAGCACAACATCAGAAGTTTATCGATGATGCAGCGTCTAAACTAGCTCCACCACCAGAGATTCAGAAAGCGCAGATGCAACAACAGACGGAACAGCAGAAATTACAAGTACAAGCACAGCAAAATCAAGCAACAAATCAGTTAAAAGCTATGGAAATACAGTCTAAAACACAGCAACATGCACAACAATTGAATGCAGATAGTCAACACCATGTCACACAGCTATTACATGAGGATCAATTGCATGATAAGATAGCTCGAAATGATATGGGTAAAACAGTTATTCAATCCTTACTTAAAGGTGGTGAGAAGAAAAAGAATATAGGCGATTAAATGGACAAAAATATAGGTCGAGGTGAGCATATGAATGATGGTCCTGCGAGAAGCGCAAGAGCAATCACACCAAGCGATACTACTACTTTTGATCCAACCAGAGGTCTTTACATCGGCACGTCCGGGGATTTACGTATACAAATGAGTGATAACACGATAGTTACATTAATAGGTGTTGCCGGAGGCGGTATTCATCCATTTAGTGTTGTAAAAGTATATGCAACCTCTACAACCGCAACTGGTATAGTCGGTGTGTACTAATGATAGGCGTTGGCATTAGCATTAATTATTTTCAAAGACGTGTCTTTAGTGGTGGTACTCCACCTATCACGTATGTATTTGATGATTTCAATCGTGCTGATAATGCAAACAGTATGGGAAATGCTGTAACAGGACAACCGTGGATGGTTCAAGTCGATACATGGGGAATATTTAACAATCAAGCTAGAATTAGTACATCAGCAGGTCAGAGTACAGTAGGCATTGATTCACTTCATGCGGATGATATTGCCGTACAAGTCACATTCTTAGTTAATTCCAACGAACAACGCTTAATATTTCGTTACGGAGGCATAGCTAATCACTGGTATGTACGTAGGAATGGCAGTAATTATGAACTAGTTAAGTTTGTAGCCAATTCACCTGTTACTATGGGTACATTCGCAACAACGCCAGTTGGCGGGGATGTGATCCGTGTAGAACTTGTTGGAAGTAATATCGTGGTTAAAGTAAATGGCAATATAGCTATAACTGTAAATGACAGTTTTAATCAATTAGCTACTATTCACGGATTAGGTTCTTTATTGAATAACACACCACTATGGGATAACTTTAGCGTAACTGAACTATGAGGAGATGAAAACATGACTAAATGGACAATGAGCAGTTTTGTTAATCCAAAGAATATCAAAGTAACTGGTACAGATTATGCACGTACCACAAGCTCTGATAATCCGACATCAACAGCAGATGCACCTGCAATCAAAGGAATGGCAGACAGTTTAGCGACTCAGACAGGACAATCGAGTATGGGCGATAGTCGTTCAACAAGTAAATAAAGGAATTACAGGCTATAGGTAGTCAGTCCTATAGCCTTTTTTATGAAAAAATTGGGCGTTGAAATTGATACGTGCCGCCAACGTATAAGGAGGATTTACCATGTCAGAAGATCAAGTTATTGGTGCTGAATCGGGCGTTTCAGAGGTTGTCGCCGAACCTAGCACAGAAGTACAAGAACCTGTTACAACAGGGGAGGATGTTCCCTCTAGTGATCCAAAGATAGAGCAAGCTTTTGCAAAAAGGTTCGCTGCTGAGAAAGCAAAGTTAGAACAAGAATATGCAGATAAGTATAAAGACTTTGATACTTACAAAGAAGTTAGTGAGTATTTCCGAGAAGTGAACGAGGCTGAGGATGTTCTAAGTCTTAAAGAACGCATCGAAATGGAACGCTTACAGGCGAGAGCTGAAAAGGCTGAGATTCCTGTTGAAGTTCAGAAGCGATTAGAACAATTGGAAGAGAAAGCAGCAAAGGGAGAAGAACTAGAAAAGCATCAAGCGAATCAACAGTTTTATAACAAGTTTCGTAGCGACTTAGACAAGTTCATTGAGGGTAAAGACGTTAAAGCAGATGATATTGAAAAATATATGATCGATAACAAAGTGCCTAATATGGAAATTGCCTATCGTGCTATGAAGTTTGACGATGCACAAGCGAATAAGGAAGCGATTAAGAAAGAAGCGATACAAGAGTATTTGAACAGCAAGAAAGCACCAAAGGTGGAGGGAAGCGGTACAGCAGGATTTGTACAGCAAGATCCACCTAAAACATTAGCAGAAGCAAATAAACGAGCAGCAGACCGCATTCGTGCAGCAAACCAAAACCAATAGGAGTGATTTAAATGCCAGCAAATTTAACCACGTTTTCAGACGCTTTGAAAGTTGATTATCTACCAGTAATTAAGGAACAAGTAAATAATGGTTCTAACTATTTCATTATGCAATTGTCAGCAAAAGCGGAGCAGATTGACGGTGATGGTAAAAACTTCTCCATTACTCATCACTTTGGACGTAATAGCGGTGTAGCTGCTACTGCTGAAACTGGTAACTTACCAACAGCAGGAAACCAAGGATATAAAAGTTCTTTTGGTAATGTAGCCTATATTCATGGACAGTTACAGATTTCTAACGCTATGATTGCAGCATCTAAAAAGGATGAAACATCTTATCTACGTGCGATGGCTGCTGAGGTTCAAGGTCTTACATCAGATTTACAGAACTATAAACGCCGTGCAATCATGGGTAATGGTACAGGTACACTTTCTTCATTCCCTGCCAATGCATCTGCAACAACATTAGTTGTTAATGACGTTCGTCCATTCTTTATCGGTCAAGTAATTGATGTTTACACATTACCTGCAACATCTGTCGCAACAGCTCGAACAGTTAATGCGATTGATTACAATGCTAAAACAATAACGGTATCCGGCGCAGCATTTGCAACAACTGCAGGAGATGTTGCTGTTAATACAACAACACTCAACCTCGATCCTATGGGACTTGGCGGTATCATTTCCAATACATTAACATTGCAAGGCTTAACAGTTGCAGCAAATCCTTGGTGGGTTGCTAACATCTTAGGTAATGCAGGTTCTAACCGTCCTATCTCTGACGCTCTATTACGTTCCCTAGTTGACCGTATTGACGTTGTATCTGGTAAAAAGACTACATGGTTGGCAACGTCACACGGCGTTCGTGCAGCGTATGAAGCCGTATTGACAGCTAATAAGCGTTATACAAATGTTATGAGCTTAGAGGGCGGTTACACGGCACTCGAATTCGATGGATTGCCTTTGATTGCTGATCGCTATATGCCTGCTAATAAAGTATGGGCAGGTAACTTTGACGATCTTGGTTTATATTACACAGCTGATCTACAATTCATGGAAGAGGATGGAAGCATGTTCAGCCGTGTTCCGGGAATTGCAGCATATTCTGCTACAGCATATTGTTATGAGACTGCTGTTTGCCATGCTCGTAATGCTTTTGGATCACTTGATGATGTGACACAGGCGAGTGGTTATTAAGACGTTGTAAACCAATGGATTATTAAATCGACTGCCCTCTCTTATAGGGGGCAGTTTTTTATTATGGAGGAACTATGGAAATCACACGTTCAGATATGTTCAATGACAATATTACTCAAAACTATAACCACCAACACAACAGAGGCTTCTCAGAATGGATAGAATGCCCTATAAGAGCTTGGCTCAAAGAATACGATGATAATCTTGATATGATGCTAAACACTCGAACAGGACGTGCCAGAGTCGTTGACAACACATTCCATTGCATTATGGAAGTTGACTATAACGCCGTACATCATGGACTTGTCGAACAAATAAAGCGGATTGATAGCCGGAATGGTTATAGAGCAATACAAGAGATTGAACGGAACGAACTAAAAATGAAAATGGATCATCAGAACAAAATGGATGATTTATCTTATAACCTTGCTAAAGATATGCGGAAACCGCTTGCAAATAGTGTGTGATGGGGTGGAGATATGATTGGTTTAACACTAGGAGAAGTCAAAAATAGAGCGTTAAAACTTATGGATGAATGGAGCTTGCAAGGCGTAAGAGAAAGCGGAGACTTCATTGCTGATTATCAACAGAAGTTTAATGTCTTGGTTGACATGGCACAACAGGAAATCAGTGACCATGTAGGTATTTATGCTACTTATACCATTACACCATCCACCGTTCCAGACGTTGTTACGACAACTGGACTTAATAAATATCTATTACCACCAGATTTAAAGGATTTCCGCTATGTGCGTGTAGACGATGCAGAAATATTCACCAATTACCGTATAGAAGATGGCTATTTTATCATTAGTCAAGACAATTCATCGACATTCACACTTCACTACTTCCGTTATCCTACCACCATAGATGACACTACACCCGATACTTATTTGATTGAGGTAGATAATTATGTACAGGATTTAATTCCATATTACTTAGCCGGAACGGTACTCATGAGCGCATCTGAGGACACGCAACTATCAGATAAGCTTTTGAATACCTATTACTTGAAATTAAAAATTGCTACAAAACGTGAGATCCGTTATCCACGTAGAGCTAGACAAACTGTGAGGTGGTAATATGCCGTTACCTACATTTCCTGTACGTCCTATACCATCTAGCATTATTCGTATAACTGACTTTGCCGGATTAAACTTGTCTACAACTTCTACACAGATTGCAGACAATGAAAGTCCCGACATGATTAATATCACACTAGATACACAAGGACAGCCGGATAAAAGATTAGGTTATAGTCGATTATTTACAACTACACTTGGTGCTAGTCCCATTCTAGGTATGTATGAGTTCGTGAAACAAGATGGCACGATAATATTTCTAATCCATCATTCAACGAATTTATATACGCAAACAGGAACCGCTCAGCCTGTTTCCATTTATAGCAGTATGGCGAATGCGCCGTCCAAGTTCATCACGTTTAATAATAAATGTTACATTTTAGACGGTACGAACTATCTGCAATATGACGGAACAACCGTGGTCGATGTATCCACTATCGCCTATGTGCCAACGATTTATATCAGTACACCTCCTACAGGCGGTGGTACAGTCAATGAAAATATGAATCTGCTAACTCCTACATTTAAACAAAGTTTTAGCGGTAATAATGCTGCACTTACTTTTCAACTAGCTTTTTCAAATTTAGATGCTTCCCCGCCTATGAGTGCATTAGTTAACAATGTTGTGATTAATGAAGGTTCAGGCATGACCGTAAATCGTGCTACAGGACTTGTTACATTTACAGTAGCACCAACAACAGCACCAAATAACGTGGTTATAACCGCCTATAAAACGCAGGCAGGAAATCCTAATCGCATTAAACAATGTCGAGACTTTGCCATCTATGGCGGTACAAATGATACGAGAGTATTCTTCTATGGCAATCCAAACTTTCCAAACTATTTAAATCGTTCTGGGTTATACGATCCAACATATGCCCCGGACTTAGCCTTTCAAAAGATTGGTAATGATGCGAATAGCATTCAGAAAGTGATTGTACAATATGACTCAGCAATCATCCTAAAGAGCTATCAACCAAATGATACAACGATTTGGCAAATGAGTTATGCAACCGATTCACAAGGAATTGCCCTATTCCCTGTTAAGCCGTTAAACAGTCAAATAGGATGTACAACTGGTAATTCTGTTCAAATGATTCAGAATACACCGACATTTTTAAGTAATCGTGGTGTTCAACAAATCGTGGCTACAAACGTAAGAGACCAAAGAGATACACAATATATCAGCAATAAGGTAGACACTGCTTCCGATCCTGCATTAATTGGACTTATGCAAGAGGGTGGTCTATCAACAGCCGTTAGTATTGACTATGATTTCAAATATATATTGACGGTCAATGGTAATTGTTATGTCTATGATTACAGGCTGAACAATTGGCAGAAATGGAATCATATCAATGCTTCTGTATTCTTTGTGCGCTCAGATGGTTATCTATACTTCGGTTCACGCATAGATGGACTTGTCTATAAGTTCAAAAAGATGAATGAACCTAGTGCCTATACGGATGATGGAACGCCGATTAATGCCTATTTGAAAACCAAACTATTCTCTTTTGCAGACGATGAACACTTAAAAACAGTAACCAAAGTATGGGTTAGTCTACGCCCTTCAATCTCTTCAAGTAGCGATATATCCTACATTAGTGACCGTTATCAATCGCCTATCATGAGGAAGATAGCAGATAACATTTTTGATTATTCCTTATGGGATTATAGCAATTTTAGTTATCTATTAAATGTCTATCCGCAAGCAAATGCAATTAAAGTACATGCTAAAAAGATTGTGTATTTCCAAGTCATATTAAGCAATCCAAGGGACTTAGAATCTATGGGCATTCTCAGCATTGGTATGAAAGTGCAAGGTGTACGAGAAACAAAGTAAGGGGTGAGATAATGACGATTACAGGCGATAAGGTAATAACATTACCGTTTTATCATGCTAACCAACCAGATAGACCAAACACGGTATTTCCTAGTACAGATGCCTTTCAGGCAGCTATGGATAGTGCGACAATCGCTGTTCAGAACGCTCACAATGCATTGTGTGATGAT